AGATCCAGCTAATTTAATATATTCTTATACAGAAGATCCTCATTTTGAAGATATATATTATGTAGGTGAAGTAAAGCAATTAACTGTTCCTGAAATAGCTAAACAGTTTCCTTATCTTACACAAGAAGATTTAAAAAAGATAGAACAAACAAAAGGTTATCAAAAAGATAATTTATACGGATATAGATCTTACGATCCTAATACTGTTTCAGTTTTATTTTTTGAATATAAAACTTATAACGAACAAGTTTTTAAAATTAAACAAACTGATACTGGATTAGAAAAAGCATTAGAAAAACCTGATACCTTTAATCCTCCTGCTAATGATAATTTTCAGAGAGTTGCTAGAAAAATAGAAGTACTTTATGAAGGTGTAAAAATTTTAGGCAATAATCAACTTATTAAATGGCAGTTGTCAGAAAATATGACTAGACCTTTTGCCGATACTACAAAAGTAGAAATGAGTTATACTATATGTTCGCCACGTATGTATAAAGGTCGTATAGAATCTATTGTTAGTAAGTGTACAGGCTTTGCTGATATGATACAAATAACACATTTGAAACTACAACAAGTAATTGCTCGTACAGTTCCAGATGGTGTATTTTTAGATATGGATGGTCTTGCTGAAGTTGATTTAGGTAATGGTACAAATTATAATCCAGCAGAAGCATTAAATATGTATTTTCAAACTGGTAGTATCGTAGGTAGATCAATGACTCAAGAAGGTGATATGAATCCAGGTAAAGTACCTATTCAAGAATTACAAACTTCAAGTGGTCAAGGTAAAATACAAAGTTTAATTGCTACATATCAGTATTATTTACAATTAATTAGAGATTGTACAGGTTTAAATGAAGCAAGAGACGGTAGTATGCCTGAAAAAGATACGTTAGTTGGTTTACAAAAAATGGCAGTTAATGCTTCTAATACAGCTACAAGACATATAATGCAAGCGAGTTTGTGGTTAACACTAAGAACTTGTGAAAATATATCATTAAAAATTGCTGATTCTTTAAAAAATCCTTTAACATTAAATTCATTAAAAAGTTCTATATCTACATATAATACCGCTACATTATCTGAAATACAAAATTTACCGCTACATGATTTTGGTATTTATTTAGAATTAGAACCTGAAGAAGAAGAAAAAGCAAGATTAGAGCAAAATATACAAATGGCTATACAGCAAGGCGGTATAGATTTAGAAGATGCTATTGATATTAGAAGAATAAAAAATCTTAAACTTGCTAATGATGTGCTGAAACAAAAACGTAAAGAAAAACAAAAGCGTATGGATCAGCAACAGCAAGCAATGGCAGCGTCTCAAGAACAAGCTAAGGCAGCTTCTGCTCAAGCTATTGCTCAAGCAGAAATGCAAAAGCAACAAGCTTTAACAGCTTCTAATGTACAATATGAAGAAGCTAAAAATAATTTAGCTATTAAAAAAATGCAATTACAAGCACAACTTGATCAGCAAAAAATGCAACAACAACATATGTTTGATATGGAGTTAAAAAAGATAGAAGTTGATGCTATGAAAGAAAAAGAATCTTTTATAGAAGATCGTAAAGATAAAAGAACTAAAATGGAAGGCTCACAGCAAAGCGCTATGATAGATCAAAGAAACAATGATTTAATGCCTATAAATTTTGAAAACGAAGGTATATAATACCAATTAACTAATTTTATAATATTTTATTATGTCAGAAAAAGAAACAACTAAACCTGAGGTGACTCAAGAAGTCAAATCAGAAGGCGGTGATATGAAAATCAAATCAAAGCCTAAAAAGTTTACTCAAAAAGACGAACCTGTAAAGGTTGATTTAAGAAAAGATCCTAATGTAAAAGTTGAGGAGCCAGTAAAAGTAGACTTAACTAAAAAAGAAAAAGACGATGCCATTCAAATCGGAGAAACAAAGGAGGTACCTGTGGGCGACAAACCCGAAGCTAGCAAAAAAGTGGACGGAGAAGTACGGGTCAGCAATACAGATGAAGTACAAAAGTCCGAATCGCCTATTGTCGAACTTGATAAAGAAGAACAAAAGCAAATAAAAAAAGCAGAACAAGAAGTTGCAGCTGCTAAAAGAGATGAAAGAGTATTAGGTAAACAATTACCTGAAAACATCGAAAAGCTTGTTAACTTTATGGAAGAAACAGGTGGTACAGTTCAAGATTATGTAAGGTTAAATCACGATTATTCCAGTGTAGACGATGATACTCTACTAAGAGAATATTACAAAAATACAAAACCACATCTTAACGGAGATGAAATTTCATTTGTAATGGAAGATAAATTTAAGTTTGATGAGGATGTTGATGAAGAGCGAGACATCAGAAAAAAGAAACTCGCTAAAAAAGAAGCGGTTGCAGAAGCACGTAATCATTTAGAAGACTTGAAGAAAAGGTATTATGATGAAATAAAATTAAGACCTGGAGTAACTCAAGAACAACAAAAGGCTATGGACTTTTTTAATCGCTATAACCAAGAACAACAAATAGCATCGCAACAACACGAAGAGTTTGTTAACAACACTAAAGAATATTTTACTAATGATTTCAAAGGTTTTGATTTCGAGGTTGGTGAAAAAAAATTTAGATATGGTGTTAAAAACCCTAGTGATGTCGCAGACAATCAATCAAATTTAAACAACTTCGTCGAGAAGTTCTTAGACAATGAAGGTAATGTTAAAGATACGAAAGGTTATCATAAGGCTATGTATGCTGCACAGAATATAGACAAAATTGTAAGTCATTTCTATGAGCAAGGAAAATCTGACGGTATAAAAACCGTAGTAGATAATTCTAAAAATATATCTAATGAAGCTAGACAAACTAGCGGAGGAGATGTATTCATAGGTGGTTTAAAAGTTAAAGCTATATCTGGTGTAGATAGTTCAAAATTGAGAATTAAAAAAAGTAAATTTAACAATTAAAACTATTTAAAATGGGTGTATTAAGTCCTCAGTTCGGAAGTTTAATACCTACTGCTCAGCCTGTTACTTTAAATTCAAACTATTTGAATTTTAACAGCGGTGGTGGTAATGACTTCGCGCAACAATATCTACCTGAAATTTATGAAGCCGAGGTAGAACGTTATGGAAACAGAACGATTGGAGGCTTCTTAAGAATGGTTGGCGCTGAAATGCCAATGATGTCTGACCAAGTTGTATGGTCTGAGCAAAACAGATTACATATCTCTTATGATAATTGTACTGTTCAAGCTACAGGTGGTGCACAAACTGGTCATAGAATTACTATTGCAAACCAAAACGGTACAACTGTACAAAATGTTATCGATGTTAACGATACTATCGTTGTTATGGATCCAGCTGATCCAGCGTTTACAGTAAAAGCTATTGTATATGCTGTTGGAGCTGCTTTCGTAGATGCACAGCCTTACACAAGAGCTGCTGTTAACGATATTAACGTAGCAAGAACAGGATGTAAAGTATTTGTTTACGGTTCTGAATTTGCAAAAGGTATAAGTGGAACAGGTGCTGGTACTACTAGTAACTTTAATTCCATTGAGCCACAATTATCAACTTTTAGTAATAAGCCAATTATTATTAGAGATCAGTACTCAGTATCTGGTTCTGATACAGCTCAAATCGGTTGGGTTGAGGTTGCTACAGAAGATGGTAACTCTGGTTACCTATGGTATTTAAAAGCCGAAGGTGAAACTAGATTAAGATTTGAAGATTATTTAGAAATGGCAATGATTGAAGGTGAACTTGCTTCTACTAATGCAATCGCAGCTAGCTTTAACGCTGTTGGTTTAACACAATTTGTTAACCAATCAACTGCTGGTTCTATTGGTACTGAAGGTTTATTTGCTGCTATCAACAATGGTGGTAATGTACTTTCTGGTTATGCTGGATCTTTACAAGACTTTGATTCTGTATTACAATTATTAGACAGTGAAGGAGCTATTGAAGAAAATATGTTATTCTTAGATAGAAGAACTGAACTATTGTTTGACAATATGTTAGCACAGCAAAATTCTTACGGAGCTGGTGGTACATCTTATGGTGTATTTGAAAACTCTGAAGATATGGCGCTTAACTTAGGTTTTTCTGGATTTAGAAGAGGTTCATATGACTTCTATAAAACTTCATGGAAATACTTAAACGACGCTTCATTAAGAGGTGGTTCTTCAAACTTTGTTAATGGTGACAATATTGATGGTGTATTAGTACCAGCTGGTACTTCTACAGTATACGATCAGTTACTTGGAACAAACATCAGAAGACCTTTCCTACATGTAAGATATAGAGCTTCTCAAGCAGATGACAGAAGAATGAAATCATGGCTAACTGGTTCAGTTGGTGGTGCTTCTAATTCTACGTTAGATGCTATGCAAGTAAACTTCTTATCTGAAAGATGTCTATGTGTACAAGCTAGAAATAACTTCGTATTATTTACAGCTTAATTTTTATATAAGGTTAGGGCGCTTCGGCGCCCAATACCTTTTAACTATTTAATTATATTATATCATGTCAAAAGAAAACAAAGTACACCCTGCAGAAAAAGGGTGGGAAATAAAAGATAGAACGTATATGATTAGAGGTGATAAAAACCCTTTAACATATACAATAAAATCAAGACATACAGAAAAATATCCTCTGTTATATTTTGATACAACAACAAATACTCAAAGAGCATTGAGATATGCTACAAACCAAAACTCTCCATTTGTAGACGAGCAAAAAGGTGAAGTAACTTTAAAACATATTGTTTTTAGAGATGGATCACTAGTTGTTCCTAAACAAGAGCAAGCTTTGCAAAAGTTACTTTCTATATATCACCCTGATTTAAACAAGAGATATACAGAATTAAAACCACAAGAAGATGCTATTATAGAAACTGATACCATTGAGTGGGAAATAGAAGCTTTACTAATGGCTAGAGATATGGATATTGAACAAGCAGAAGCAGTGTTAAGAACAGAAGTAGGTTCTAGAGTTGATAAAATGAGTTCTAAAGAACTTAAAAGAGATTTACTTTTATTTGCTAAAGAACAACCACAATTGTTTATTGAATTAGCAAAAGACGAAAATGTTCAACTTAGAAACTTTGGTATTAAAGCAGTTGAAGCAGGTCTTATACATTTATCACAAGACCAAAGAAGCTTTAGCTTAGGTAAAACTAAAAGAAAGTTATTTAGTGTGCCTTTTGATGAAAACCCTTATTCAGCATTAGCTGCATGGTTTAAAACAGATGAAGGTGTAGAGATGTATAAAGCTCTTACTAAAAAGCTTAAATAAATAATTAAGGCGGGTTCGCCCGCCTTTTTATAAAAATATTATAATGGCAATAAACGTAAATACTGTATATAAAACAGTCTTATTAATACTTAA